AAAGCTATAGTAAAAGCAATACCAACTGTAGGTGAAACAAATATTAAAGTTGGTGATACTGTAATTGTACATCACAATGTTTTTAGAAGATGGCATAACCAACACGGTATAGAGAAAAACAGTAGAGCTTATATTGATGAAGATACTTATTTAGTACAACCAGATCAAATATTTTTATACAAGCCAAAAGCTATATTTAGTTATCACAATAGAAAATGGCAAGCAATGAAAGGTTATTGTTTTGTTGCACCTATAAAATCAACAGATAAATTAAGTTCAGATAAAGAACAACCTTTAATGGGTGTTGTTAAATACACCGACGGTACGGTTAACGAAGGAGATTTAATAGGGTTTACACCAAGCTCAGAGTATGAGTTTATTATAGACGGTAAGAAGTTATATAGACTACTATCAAAATTTATTACAATTAAATATGAATATCAAGGAGACGAAGAAGAATATAATCCAGGCTGGGCAGAAAGCAGTTGATGAATTAATCAAAGTTGCTAAAGAGCCAATTGTAGACTCTGATGATGACATATCTGCTGATAGATTAAAAAATGCTGCTGCTACAAAAAAGCTAGCAATATTTGATGCGTTTGAAATATTAAACAGGATCCAAGAAGAAGAAAATTTATTAGAAGGTAAAGAACCTGAAGATAAAGTAAAAGTATTTAAAGGATTTGCTGAAGGTAGGTCAAAGTAATGTACGAACAAAATTTAGTTAGTGTAGTTGAGCCAGTTAAGATTAATACAATTAAAAGGCTTAATAAAAGTAAAAAATGGGAATATGGATATAATAAAGAACACGATATTGTCGTTATATCAAAAACTGGTAAAATCGGTAAAATACTTGAGATACAAAATCTGCGAATCGCGCTGCCAAAAGAACCAGTGCAAGTGTTCTCTAATGAGCTAAAAAAGTGGCAACAATTTGAATACCCAAAAGAACTAGCAAGACTTAAAAATATATTTGACTGGAGAACATACCCTGAAGAAAAGAAAGCGCAGTGGTATGATTATATAGACGAAGAGTTTAAAAGACGTGAAGAAGGTTTCTGGTTTAATAACAACGGTACACCAACATACATAACAGGTACACACTATATGTACTTGCAATGGAGTAAAATAGATGTAGGTGCGCCTGATTTTAGAGAAGCAAATCGACTATTTTTTATATTCTGGGAAGCTTGTAAAGCCGACAAAAGATGTTACGGGATGTGCTACCTTAAAAATCGTAGGTCTGGATTTTCTTTCATGTCTTCAGCAGAAACAGTTAACCAAGCTACATTAGCAAGTGATAGTAGATTTGGTATACTCTCTAAAACAGGTGCAGATGCTAAAAAAATGTTTACAGATAAAGTTGTCCCAATTAGTATTAACTATCCGTTCTTTTTCAAACCGATTCAAGACGGTATGGATAGACCTAAGTCTGAACTTGCTTATAGGGTTCCTGCAAGTAAGTTCACGCGTAAAAAGATTACTGCAAACGAACAGCAGGAAGACTTGGTTGGACTTGATACTACTATTGACTGGAAAAATACAGGTGATAACAGTTATGACGGAGAAAAACTTGCTCTGTTAGTACATGATGAAAGTGGTAAATGGGAAAGACCCGATAATATATTAAATAACTGGAGAGTTACAAAAACATGTTTACGATTAGGTAGTAGGATTATAGGTAAATGTATGATGGGCTCGACATCAAACTCATTAGATAAAGGTGGAGAAAACTTCAAAAGATTATATAGCGCATCCGACGTCACTAAGCGAAACAGAAATGGACAGACAGCGTCTGGTTTATATTCTCTTTTTATCCCAATGGAGTGGAACTACGAAGGATTTATTGATGAGCACGGAAGCCCAGTCTTCAATACTCCGAGTGATGACGTCTTTGACCCCCATGGAGAGTTAATAGATGTAGGTGTAATAGACCACTGGCAAAATGAAGCTGATGGTTTAAAAGGAGATCAAGACGCACTAAATGAATTTTACCGTCAGTTTCCAAGAACTGAAGAACACGCGTTTAGAGATGAGACTAAAAACAGTATATTTAACTTAGTAAAAATATACGAACAAATAGACTACAATGAAGAAATGTCAAGAACATTAGGTATTTCAACAGGTAGTTTTCAGTGGGTTAACGGTGTAAAAGATACAAGTGTTATATTTTATCCAGATCCACAAGGTAGGTTTAAAGTAAGTTGGGTGCCACCAACACATATACAAAATAAAATTGTAATTAAAAATGGTATAAAATATCCTGGCAACGAACATATGGGCGCTTTTGGTTGTGACTCATATGATATATCAGGAACTGTAGATGGTAAAGGCTCTAAAGGTGCTTTACACGGTTTAACTAAGTTTAGCATGGAAGATGCTCCAGCTAATACATTTTTCTTAGAGTATATAGCAAGACCTCAGACCGCAGAGATGTTTTTTGAAGACGTTCTAATGGCTTTAGTATTTTATGGCATGCCTTTACTTGCAGAAAATAACAAACCTCGTCTATTGTATTATTTAAGAAGACGTGGTTATAGAGGTTTTAGTATGAATAGGCCTGACAAAGTTTGGAATAAATTATCAACTGCAGAAAAAGAAATAGGTGGTATACCAAACTCAAGCGAAGATATAAAACAAGCACATGCCGCGGCTATTGAAATGTACATACAGAATCACGTAGGTATGAACGCTGAAGGTCAATTTGGTAGTTGTTATTTTAACGAGTTGTTAAACGACTGGGCTAAATTTGATATAAACAAAAGAACAAAACATGATGCATCTATTAGTTCTGGTCTTGCAATAATGGCTTGTAATAGGCATTTGTATAGACCAAACGCTATAGTAGAAAAACCAAAACTAAATATAAGTATTGCTAAATATTCAAATAAAGGTAATATGTCAAAAATAATTAAAAAATAAATATGGCTATAAGAAGTTATTTCCCATCTCAAGTTGTAAGTGATGTTGAAAAAATGAGTTACGACTATGGTTTAAAAGTAGCTAAAGCTATTGAAGCTGAGTGGTTTCATACTGAGCGAGGTACTAATAGATATAAAACAAACCACAACAACTTTCATAACCTTAGATTATACGCAAGAGGTGAACAATCAATACAAAAATATAAAGATGAATTATCTATAAATGGTGATTTATCTTATTTAAATTTAGACTGGAAACCAGTGCCTATTATACCTAAGTTTGTAGATATAGTTGTAAATGGTTTGTCTGATCGTTTATATGACATAAAGGCATATTCTCAAGATCCATACGGAGTTGAAAAGCGAACTCAATACATGCAAGATATTCTTGATGATATGATGGCTAGAGATTTAGATGATTTTATTAGAAATAGTATAGGAATAAATTTAACTAAAACAAGAACAGAACAGCTTCCTGAAACTGAAGAAGAGCTACAGTTGCATATGCAATTAACTTATAAACAAAGTGTTGAGCTTGCAGAAGAACAAGCTTTAAACGTTTTAATGGAAGGTAGTAATTTTGATTTAATAAGAAAGCGTTTCTACTACGATCTTACTGTGTTGGGTACTGGGGCAGTAAAAACATCATTTAATACTTCTGAAGGTGTTGTTATTGAATATGTTGATCCTGCCGATTTAGTTTATTCATATACTGAATCGCCATATTTTGATGATATATATTATGTTGGTGAAGTAAAAAATATACCTATTAACGAACTTGTAAAACAATTTCCACATTTAGACCACGAAGAGCTTGATAGCATAATCAAAAGCAAAAGCTATCAACAAGCTAATTATCATAATAACGCTTATAATTCTAAAGAAGAAGACAATAATAAAGTTCAAGTTTTATATTTTAATTATAAAACTTATATGAATGAAGTTTATAAAGTAAAAGAAACTGGCACTGGCGCTGAAAAAATATTAGCAAAAGATGATACTTTTAATCCACCAGAAGATTCTGATAATTTTGGCAAACTACATAGATCAATAGAGTGTTTATACGACGGCGCGTTAATATTAGGTACAGATAAACTACTTAAGTGGGAAATGGCTAGAAATATGATGAGGCCTAAAAGTGATTTTACTAAAGTTAAAATGAATTATGCTATTGTAGCTCCACGTATGTATAAAGGTCGTATAGAGTCATTAGTACAACGTATTACTGGTTTTGCAGATATGATACAGTTAACACACTTAAAGCTGCAACAAATAATGTCTAGAATGGTTCCAGATGGTGTTTATCTTGATGCTGATGGTTTAGCTGAAATAGATTTAGGCAACGGAACAAATTATAATCCACAAGAAGCTTTAAACATGTTTTTCCAAACAGGGTCTGTGATCGGTAGATCGTTTACAAGTGAAGGCGATATGAATCCCGGCAAAGTACCTATACAAGAAATAACTAGTGGTAGCGGTGGTAATAAAATACAAGCTCTTATAACTAATTACAATTATTATTTACAAATGATTAGAGACACTACCGGGCTAAATGAAGCTAGAGACGGCAGTACTCCAGATCCAAACGCTTTAGTTGGTGTGCAAAAATTAGCTGCTGCTAATTCTAATACAGCGACAAGACATATATTACAGTCTGGTTTATATTTAACTTCTCAAATAGCCGAGTGCTTATCTTTAAGAATATCTGATATACTAGAATATTCTCCAACAAAAGACGCGTTTTTACAAAAAATAGGCGGTCATAATTTAGCTACACTTGAAGAAATAAGTGATCTTTACCTATATGATTTTGGTATATTTATAGAATTACAACCTGACGAAGAAGAAAAAGCAAAGCTTGAAAATAACATACAAATTGCTTTATCTCAAAATACTATAGACATTGAAGATGCTATTGATATTAGAGAAATAAAAAATGTGAAATTAGCAAATCAACTTTTAAAATTAAGAAGACAAAAGAAAATTGCTAAAGATCAACAAATAGCACAACAAAATATACAGGCTCAAGCGCAAGCTAACGCACAAACTCAACAAGTAGCAGCTCAAGCCGAAATACAAAAAAACCAAATTAAAGCACAAGCAGAAGCACAATTAGAACAAGTTAAAGCTAGACTTGAATTTCAAAAAATGCAACAAGAAGTTCAGCATAAAAAAGAATTAATGCAATTAGAATTTCAGATGAACATGCAGTTAAAAAGCGCTGAAGTTGAAGCTCAAAAATCAAAAGAAAAAGAAAAAGAAGATCGTAAAGACGAAAGAACTAGAATACAGGCTACACAACAAAGTGAGCTTATAGATCAAAGAAAAAGTGATAAAGCACCTAAAAACTTCGAGTCTGCAGGTAATGATATACTAGGAGGAGGATTTAATTTAGGAAGCTTTGATCCTAGATAAAAATTATTAATTATTATTATATTATATTATGGCAAAAAAGAAAAAAGAAGAAGTAGTCGAAAAGGCTACTGAAGACAACGTTGTAAAAGTTGATCTTAAAAAACAAAACAAACAGGAAGATGACAATGTCATCAAAGTAGATTTAACTAAAAAACCAGAAACAGATGCCGTTCCAGAGCAAAGCACAGATGAGGTTCCTGTACGCGACAAATCCGAAACTAGCGAAAAAGTGGTCGAAGAAATCGTCGAAGAAACAAATGAAGAACCTGCCGGAGAGGAAAAACCCGATACCGTTCAAGATGAAGCACCCGTTCTTGAAGAAGTAACAGAAGAAGAAGTTAAAGAACAAACAGAAGAATTAACTGAACAAGTTGAAGAGGCTGTAGCTGAAGCTCGAGAAACTGGTAAGGCAATACCTGAAAATTTACAAAAAGTTGTAGATTTTATGGAAGAAACTGGTGGTACACTAGAAGATTACGTGCGTCTTAATCAAGATTATTCTAGTTACGACGATATGACAATATTAAGAGAGTATTATAAACAAACTAAAAAACATCTTACAGATGATGAAATAACTTTCTTAATTGAAGATTCATTTTCTTATGATGAAGAAGAAGACGACGATAGAGAAATAAGAAAAAAGAAAATAGCGTTAAAAGAGCAAGTTGCCAACGCTAAAAGCCACTTGGACGGGCAAAAGTCCAGATACTATGAAGAAGTTAAAGCTGGAAGCAAGCTCACGAGTGAGCAGCAAAAAGCAATTAACTTTTTTAATAGGTACAACAAAGAAAGCGAAGAGAACAAAAAAATAGCGGAAAAACAAACTAATACTTTTAAATTAAAAACACAACAAGTTTTTAACGATAAATTCAAAGGTTTTGAATATAACGTCGGTGATAAAAAATATCGGTTTAACGTGAAGAACGCTGGTGAGGTAAAAGAAACTCAAAGCGACATTAATAATTTTGTCAAGAAGTTCTTGAATGAAAATAATGAAATGTCAGATGCTAAAGGTTATCATAAATCTCTATATACAGCAATGAATCCCGACGCTATTGCTAAGCACTTTTATGAGCAAGGTAAAGCTGATGCTATGAAAGAAAGTGTTGCTAAGGCCAAAAATATAAACATGGACCCAAGGCAAGCATTTTCAAACGACAACACAAGCGGTCCTAAAGTTAGAGTGCTTAACGATGATACTTCTCCTACTTTTAAGTTTAAAATTAAAAATAAATAATAACTAATTTAAAATAAATAATTATGAGTATTCAAAACGGGTTGTTGTTAAACAGTGTACCTGCTTCACAAAAGCAAACACTTGCAACAAACTATTTAGATTTTACGTCTGGTGATAATGACTGGGCGCAACAATATTTACCAGACCTAATGGAGAAAGAAGCTGAAGTTTTTGGACCGAGAACTATTTCAGGTTTCTTATCACAAGTTGGAGCTGAAGAGTCTATGACTTCTGATCAAGTTGTTTGGTCTGAGCAGTCAAGACTACACCTTTCATATACAGGTAATGTATCATCTGCTGCAGGTGGTGCTAACGCTGGTGGTGGTGCTACTTCACAAATTACAATTGAAAACGATATTGATGGTACTTCAGGTTTTACTGCTGCTAACCACGGTATTAGAGTTAACGATACTATTATTGTTTCTAACTCTGATGGTGTTTTCAAATGTTTAGTAACTTTAGTTGCTGACGAAGTTATCGATGTTGCTCCTTATGGACAAGCTAACTTATCTGCTAATACTACAACTGATGGTACTACTATACTAGTTTATGGTTCTGAGTTTGGAAAAGGTATGAACTATACTTTACCTGCTGGTACTACTAACACTTCAGATCAAAGAGGTGCTAACGAACCAACTTTCAAATCTTTTTCTAATAAGCCGATTATTATGAAAGATTACTACGAAATATCTGGTTCTGACACTTCAAGAGTTGGTTGGGTTGAAATATCTGCTGAAAACGGGCAATCAGGTTACTTATGGTACCTAAAAGCTGAAGCTGACACTAGATCAAGATTTACTGACTACATTGAAATGGCAATGTTAGAAAGTGAATTAAACGTTGTTGGTTCTGTTGCTGATGGAACTACAATTACTGGATCTGCTGCTGGTGCTGGAAACGTAGGTACTGAAGGTTTATTTGCAGCTGTTGAGTCAAGAGGTAACGTAGCTACTGGTATTAACGGTGTTAACGCTGCTACTGATTTAGCTGAGTTTGATGCGATACTTGCTGAGTTTGACAAGCAAGGAGCTATCGAAGAGTACATGATGTTTGTTAACAGATCAACTAGCCTAGCTATTGACGACATGTTAGCTTCAATGAACTCTTACGGAGCTGGTGGTACTTCGTACGGAGTATTCAACAACTCTGAAGACATGGCGTTAAATTTAGGTTTCTCTGGTTTCAGAAGAGGTTCTTATGACTTCTACAAGTCTGACTTCAGATACTTAAATGACAAAGCTACAAGAGGTGGTATTAATGATGCTGCTGCTGCTGGTTCTGCGATTAGAGGGGTTTTAATTCCTGCTGGTACTTCTTCAGTTTATGACCAAACTGTTGGACAAAGCATGAAGCGTCCTTTCTTACACGTAAGATATAGAGCTTCACAAACTGATGACCGAAGAATGAAGACTTGGGTTACTGGTTCTGTTGGCGCTGCTACATCTGCTTTAGATGCAATGCAACTACATTTCTTAACTGAAAGATGTTTAATCACTCAAGGTGCTAACAACTTTATGTTATTGAAGTAAACTATTTTAAGGATCGAGGCTTCGGCCTCGACCCTTTCTTTTTATTAATTTTATTATATATTATATTATGGCAAAAAAACAAGAAAAGGTAGAGGTACCTGTTGTTGAAACACCGATTGTTGAAACACCAAAACCTAAAAAAGTTAAACCTGCTGAACCAAAGTGGGAAATAAAAGATAGAGTTTATAATTTAAAAGGCAATAAAAGACCTTTATCTTATATGTTAAGAGGTTCTGGAATTTATTATTTTGACGCGGAAAAAGGTTACGAAAGAGAATTAAAATATTGCGAAAATCAAAGAACACCATTTGTTGACGAAATGAAAGGTGATCAAAGATTAGCTCATATTATTTTTAGAAACGGAAGCTTGTTTGTAGAAAAAGAAAAAACAGTTTTACAAAAGCTTTTGTCTTTATATCACCCACATAAAAATTCTATATATACAGAATATCAACCTGCACAAGAAGCTGCAGAAGAAATAGAAATATTAGAGTTAGAAGCTGATGCAATAGTTGTAGCTAGAGATATGGATATTGAAATGGCAGAAGCTATTATGAGAGTAGAAAAAGGTTCTAACGTGTCTAAGATGAGTTCTAAAGAACTTAGAAGAGATTTACTAGTGTTTGCTCGTAATAATCCTACTTTGTTCTTAGAGTTAGCTACTGATGATAATGTTCAGCTTAGAAACTTTGGTATTAAAGCTACAGAGCTTGGTATTATTAAATTAAGCAATGATCAAAGAAACTTTTTATGGGGATCAAATAATAGACCTATAATGACAGTTCCATTTGATGAGCATCCATACACTGCTTTAGCACATTGGTTTAAAACTGATGAAGGTATGGAAATATATGCAAATATAGAAAAAAGATTAAATTAATCAAACTGTAGAAGCGGTCGCTCTACGGGGCGATCGCAAACTACAATAAAAAAATATGGATTTCGGAATAAATATAGATAAAGTATATCAAAAAGTTTTAGCAATAGCTAATAAAGAACAAAGAGGTTATATAACGCCTCAAGAATTTAATTTATTTGCAGACCAAGCGCAAATGAATATATTTGAACAATATTTTTTTGACATAAATCAATTTAATAGAGTACCTGGTAATCAAACTGATTTCTCTGATCCATTGTCTGGCTTAGAAGAAAAAATAAGTTTTTTCAAAAGAAGACAAAGGCCTTTAACTTTATTTAATGATTTTGGAGACATACATTTAAACGACTATATATTTGATATGTTTAAACTTGGTACTATTTATAGAAGATATAAAAATGGAAGTTTAAAAACAGCAGATCCTATAAGTTCTTTAGAAGAATATAGACAAATAACTGCTAGCAAGCTATTAGAACCTACAGAGCTTTATCCTAAATACATAAGGTACTATGATGAATCAACTTTAGGTAATGCAAAAGATAGAATTAAAATATCTCCTTACATAGGGCTAAAAGATTTAGAAATACAAAGTGGAAGACAACAAGTTTTTGCTGACTATATAAGAAAACCAAAAAAACCTAATTGGAGTTACGTTGTAGTAAATGAACAAGCATTATACGATTCAACAAGCGCAGTTGATTTTGAATTACACAAGTCTGAAGAAAATAATTTAATATTTAAAATATTACAACTAGCGGGTATAACTATGGATCTTAATTTATATCAAATAGCTGCTCAAGAAGAAATAAAAAATATACAACAAGAAAAATCTTAAATAAATGGGTTTATTAAATAAAACACAAAAGCAATATTACGAAAGTCCTAATAATTATGGTAACTATCAGTTTGTAAGTTTAGAAGATATTATAAACCAATTTATGGTAGTTTATGTTGGTGAAGATAAATTAATAACTAAAGCTAGAAAAGTTGATGTACAGTTTCACGGTATGAGAGCTTTACAACAACTGTCTTTTGATACGTTAAAATCTATAAAGTCTCAAGAAATAGTTGTACCACCTTCTTTAACAATGCCTTTACCTCATGACTATGTTAACTATGTAAAATTAGTTT